CGTCAGCCTCAGACTTCATAAATGCCGCAGCCTCAAGTAAGGAGCCATACAGCAACAGGGAGTCAAGGTTATCCCCAAGCCAAGACGTACCAGCCGTGGTGATCGAGGTTGGGTAATAGAAATAATGCAACTCCATGCTGTAAGAAGCATCTGGGGTAGGCCCAAGGATGAACGTGTTTTCGTCAAAGATGGCGTAATGGGTCGGTGGCCCAGAGGTTGCTGGGAATGGAAAAGCCTCACGGATGTAGTTCACATCCTTATTTAGCAAATACTCATAACTCCCGTCAGCGTTAATCCGTGCCAACGAATAGGTAGCCAGCCAATCCACAGGGGTAGCCAAGTACTTATTATTTAAAGTAGCACTTCCCGTCACGTTCTTTCGTAGGGCAGGAAACTGAATGGAGTTATAAATACGCTGCTCTGCCTGCTGCACAAACCGAGCAATCTGCTCTGCGGACGTAAGCCCACCCGCTCCCACAGCCTGTGGGAAGTCATTTTCACAGTACGCCTTAATCGAGGCAGTCAGTTGCGTGTAGTTCATTTAGCCCATCTTTGTGCTATTGCTGTTACCCCGGGTGGTATTTTTGGTACCACGAGTACGCATCGTCTGAGTGTTGGGTACGTTATTTGGATACCCATTTTCACCCATCGTGTCGGTATACGGTCTTGGCTGCGTGTACTTACCAATTGGATCGGCAGTCTCAGCAGGAAAAAAATTGCATTTATCGTTTGCTTGGCTCATTTTAGATCCCCGTTTTACGAACCATTGACATGGCTTTTTTCTGGTTGGCAACTTTTGCCAGATTACGCCCCATAGCCTTCATTTGAAGGTTGGTTTTACCACCCTTAGCCAACTTCTTTACATTGGCATCGGGATGAGCCTTGGCGCCCTTCTTTTTCATGTGTGCCTTTAATGCTGCTTTCATATCCATTTTAAACTCCTTAAGTAGTTGCTACTGTTACGGTTCCGAGCGATATGCTCAAAACCAGATTATTTGGGGTAAGCCCCGCATCATTCGCTCTTGAACCCCCAACAGGATTCCAGCCCCATTGAATGATTCTACTTCCTCCAGAGGGTAATCCAAAAGCATCTTCACTATCTGGATTCGGTGGGTTTATGTAATCCACCTGTAGCCCTGTGTATCCCGCCTGTAAGTACGTCGTATCTTTTCTTGGATTCTGTAAAGCCTGCGGGTCGTAAACTGGATACATCCCCAACTGCAACTGGGGCTGGTCTGGTTCCCAACAGGTAGGGCAAACAAGAAGATTGATGTTTTTCGTCTTGATGACGATTTTCTTCAATTGCTTCAGTTTGTACTGAAATCCGCATCTATCGCACTCCGCTATCGCTTTCTTGCCAGAGGCAAACTTTGGGCCAGCCATGACCCACCTTAATAAAAGTACTGCCGTGGGGATAGGCGTAACGACGCCTTCTCACGGTCTTCGCTAGAACCCAATAACCATTGCTCTTCGTAGGAAGCCTTTAGCATCTCGATCCTATTCATGGCATCGGGTATCTTTAGAGACAGGTAATAAGCCAATCCAGCCGCCATACAAGGGATCATGCGGAAAGGGATGTCCTCGGTATTAATACCATTGCCAGCGTCTTGGATACGGCGCAAACGCCAGTAAACGAAGGAATAGTAGTTGGCCTGATCCGGGCAAGGCCAGACACAGATGTTTGGCAGGTTCCGTACCGTCACAATAGCCCCGGCGTTATGCCCTACGGCAGTGCTGTTATCTACCCCACGGACACAGTTTTGTAGGGTATTCCCTGATATTTCGTTATATCCAATAGTCTCGTTCCCTAGTTTGATAAAGCCAACGTAGTTCAGACCAGCCACAGAATCCAACGTAACCGTGTTAGAAGACGATGTAATCGTGGTGGCTAGGGTCTTGGCAGTCGTGTTGTCATACCCGCTCTGGCGGTCAATCCATACCTGAATTGGTCTGCCTTGGGCGTTCTTATTAGGGATCGTGGCGTAGGTTGAGGACGAGATTCGATTGATATTGATATCCGTCTGAGGTATCCCAGACTGAGTACGCACCACCATATCCATCAAATCAATAGTATCTACGGGCAAGGCATAGGTAATCTGAGCCTGATTTAGTGGGATGGAACCCTGCTCAATAGTCCACAGGTTGATACCCCGGTTAGCCCATTCAATGGTTAAGAGGTTCAAGGAACGACGGGCTGTACGCATATCGTAGCCCGAGCGTAACTCAGCGCCACAACGCTCAAAAGCCTCTTCTACGAGGTTATTGAGGTCTAGGTTAAAGGTGGTCGTCCCAGTTGTGCTCATCCTATTTTCCTATGTGGAGCAACTTTTTTAGCCACCCCTTTAGGCTGGGGGACGAACTGCTTTCCTGCGGCTTTACCGGCTCGCTTGGCACGGGTGGTCGCGGCGTACTCTTGCGGGGAGAGCGCTTTGATGGCGCTGGAAGGGAGGTATCTTTCCCCTGTAGCCTGCGATCCTTGCGTAGAAGGTTTGCCACTTTTAGTTCTCCACTTTTGTTGAGTCCACGCCTTTAGGGATTGTTGAGACTTTGCCAACCCACCGCCAGCCATCTTTTTCTTACGTCCAGCGCAATGGGCCTTCTCCGAAAACCCTTTCGGGTTATCGCAGTCAACAGACTTTTTGCGTTTATCCGACCACTTCACTTGTACCCACCACCAGCCTTTTTGTACTGCATAGCTAGCATCTGGGCTTTACGAGCACTCCATTGACCCGGAGCACCCCCCTTACCGCCAGCCTTAATCCGCTCAAATATAGACTTACGCATACCGGGTTTGGTGTAATTACCAGCCTCGTTTACCTTAGACTCACCGCCCTTGGCATACATCTTGACCTTGTTCGGATCATCCTTGCGGGTAATCGTCTTGGCCTTCGGCATTTTAGAGGGGTTGATAATCCCCATTCCCCGGCTTGGCCTCATTTGTACATCCCACCGCCCATCATTTTTACTTCTTTACCTTTGGTCTTGCCTTTTTTAGCAACACCATCAGCAGACTTATGACCAGCAGCTAACCCGCCAGCCTTCATCTTTTTCATACCGGCTTCTTTCATCTCATGCTTGAGCATGGACTTGGGAGCGCCTTTTTTCTTCATGAAGGAAACTTCTTTCTTCATCATTGCCTTTGACTCTTTCATGACTCCACCTTCCTTTTTAGTGAACTCTTTGCCTACGGACGTTGGTACGCCCACCTTTTTTGCAAACTTTGGGTTATTAGCCACCGCTTGCATAAATTTTTTTTGTTTGGCTGATACGGCTGGCATCAGACCATCTTTCCACGGGTCTTGCCCCGTTGAGCAATACCGTCAGCCCGTTTAGAGGCGGAACCTACGACGCCACCTTTAGCCTTCTTTTCTGGCTGAGGTAACTCTTTCTTCTCTTCTTTTTTCTCTTCCTTTGGCTTTATAAGAGTCTCAATAGCCTTACCTACCAAAGTTGTTAAAATACTTGGATTCACGCTACACCACCCTTCCACGGGTTTTGCCACGAATAGCAATACCGTCAGCACGCTTAGAAGCTGAACCAACTGAACCCCCTTTTGCCTTTTTTTCAGGTGTAGATTTCTTGGCTATTTCTTCTCTGGTCTTACCTTTGTACTTATCTTCTTGAGTAAACCCAACAGCATCACCCATCTTGCTAACTTTCATAACAAGATCTTTAAGAACTCCATCCTTCATATTCTCTTCTATATAAGTAGTACGACCTTCAACTCTTTTATCGTCAGCCATGATTAGATCATCCGTCCTTTAGTCTTACCACGCATAGCAATCCCATCAGCACGCTTGGAAGCCGAACCAACTGAACCTCCTTTTTTCATAGTAGGGATCTTGCCACCGCTACGCTTGTACCCCATTTTGTTGCGAACAGCTTCAGGTAGGTTAGGAAGCCCGGGATTATCTTCCGGAATGTCTTTTAGCATCATTTACCCCTTTGAAATAAGGCCGTCAATTTTGATTTCAAGGCGGTTAAACCTTGTGTCAAAGTGTTCAACAAGTTGTGCAATTTCTGTTTTAGTAGCGTTTTCACGAGCCACCTCCACTCTAGCGTTGTTAACTTTATCTTCGAGATCTTTTAGTTTCTCGTTCTTTTCACGGGCAATAAACCCAACTACCGCTACAAAAGCAGTTAATAAGGCAGACCACCCAACTAAGAAAAACTGTTCCATATCAACACTTCCACGCCCGTAGGCTCTTATTGATACGGCTGTTTGGGTCATTAGCGGTTTTGGCGCTAGTTAACTTCTTTTTCATACCCGTCATACGGGCACAGAATGATTTTTTGCGCGAACCACCTTCGGGTTGCGGAGCCTTTAAGCCGGGCTTGCCGGGATTAGCAGCGTTATACGATGCCCGCCCCTTAGCGTTTAGCCCACCTTTTGGGTTCTTACCCTCTTTGCGTTGCCAAGCAGGAGTCTTAGCCATTTGCAATCTTCTCGTCTTTAACAAGTCGTGGGTAGAAGGCTTCATTGCCATAGTCTCCCTCGTACTCTTGAACACCCATGTGGCCTAGTTTGATTGTTGGGTCTACCCAAACCTGATAGCCAGCCTCACGGGCACGATCACAGAATAGGTAGTCTTCTCCAACGTAGGAGTTGTCTTTTACAGCAAAGTCAAAAAGTGCCGATAGCGTGCGCTGGGTCTTGTCATCCCAGTACTGCCATTGTGGGTTGTCTTTGACTAGATTCTCAATGACTTTACGCTTAATCATCATAAAGGCGGTAGCCACACGCTTGGCACGCACCAACCCCATGCCATTCATCGTGACGCCGTTATTGTCTTCATCCAGCGTAACAATATAGGTCTTTTCTGCCTTTCTGGCGCATGGGATACCAGCAGCAATATCAATGTTGTCTTCCGTAACCCAAGCCATCAAACGGATAATGTCCTCTGGTTGGAAGTTAATGTCCGCATCAATGAACATCAACTCCGTAGCATCGGACTCCAAAAAGTCTTGGACTAAAAGATTACGTGCCCGGGAAACTACCGAGCACCCACAAATACTTCCAATCGTGATATCAATCCCATGCTGTGGCGCCTGTTGGGCAAACCGCATCAAAGAGATTGCTTGCTTGAGTGAAACTTTGTGGTCGTAAGCAGGGATTCCAAAGAAGATCTTATGGCCTGCTAACGTGTAACCTTTTTCATTTTGCATTTTTTGGTTATCCGTAGAAAAGTACCATTGAAGTTGTATCAGTAACAGTGCCGTGTAGCGTGCCGGTTTTGACCAGAATACCTTCACCCGGTAACGGGATAATGGTGTATCCAGCCGTACCACTTGCGGCAGTATTTACAGTAAGCACAATGTCACCGCTAGCGCCGCCTTCACGAATAACGACAGACCCGGCGTTCGTACCATTTACCGCATATATGGTTTTGATACGAGTCCGGTTGATGTCGTTATTGTTCTGGTCTTTAAAATTACCAGTAGCAGTTAACGGCTTTGTGCCAAATACATCATATTGCATTGATGCCATTTTGGTTCTCCACAGGGATTGGATCAGGTAAACCCAAATCCGAGAATTTTAATCCTTCTTCGGGGAGATCAAGTCTTGCAAGAAGCGCTTTCATAGTATCTATGGACGCTTGGGACGCAACTGCCACATCATGTGCGTGGTCTCGTTGCGCTTGCATTTTCTCGATCTCCGCTAGAAGAAACTCTTTATTTATCTGCATTAGGCTGCGTTCGATACCATCAGGTAGTAAGGCGTACCCGAAGCGTTCTTAATAGCAATAACGTGGGAAACAGCCGCCGCAGATTGAGTAGCAACCATTGCGTTAGGGAGAACAGCAAACGTATCAATCGTACCTGTACCACTATTGGTACAACGGATGTACGAAGAATTTGTCCAAGTGCCACCTGAAGCAAAATCAGAATCAAGTTGCAGTGCAGCAATAGTGCCGCCGGGATTGGTCGAAGTTCCACCAAGGGTTACACGCAGAGCGTTACCAGCACCAGAGATGGTGCCCGAGCCGTTGATTGACAAGGAGATATGAGCGCCGTTAATCGTTCCGCCAGTAGCACCATTGGCACCGGTAACACGGGTCAGAAAACGAGCAGTCTCACCAGAACCAGTCGAGGTAAAGGTCAAGCGGGAATAATTTAAGCGAACATCACCGGTTGTATTTGAAGCGGAAACGTAAGAAGAAGATACATTAGAAGCCGTAGTTACAGCAATTTCAGAAGTAACGGTTCCAGATTGAAATCCATTTTGCGACGCCACTGGGCCGCTAAACGTGGTAATAGCCATGATAAACCTTTCGTGTTATAGCACATTGCCCATAAGTCTCTATAACGTCTGCTAGGCCAGTCGTATGGGCTAAATAAATCCTAGTTCCTAAAGAATACAACAAAAGGGGGGTTTTGCAACCCCCCTCCTACAACTTAAGCGCCCGGTGAACCAAAGACGCCTAGCGGATCAGACCAGCCAAACGAATAACGCTCACGAGCCTTGTAACGAACGTTACCGGTGTCGAAGTCGCCGTCCATCGATGTTGCCATCGGGGTACGAACAAAGTGCTTCAGACCGTTAGGAACGTCAGTCGTCAAGAACCAAGCATCAGGATCGGTCAAGAAGTGATTTACACAGTAACCTTCTGGGATCGAACCATTGCTCTTCAGAGCGTTGATGTCGTTGTCAGCCGTAGCAACACGCAGTTCCGTCTCAAGAATACGAGTCGCAACGAACATGTTGGAAGGAGCAACGACCAATTTACGCGGCTTTGCAGCAATCAGCAGGCCACGCTCGTCCGTCCAAGCAGCGATCTGAATAACAGCGGCCTCAAGGGAGGTCTCAGAAAGGTCAGCAGGAGTTGCGGGTTCGTTGCTGTTGACGCCACCAGAAACCAAGGGGTGAGCAGTCGAGAACAACTCAACGCCGTCGCCACCGTCATAGTTGGTGTCAAAGCCGTTGTTCAGGATTGCAGCAGCCTTAGTCTGCTTGGTGTAAGCCATAGCACGGGCCAAAGCCTTGGTGTACCGGCTGGACAGGGAGTCATAGAGGTTGTCCTCAATTGCCTCTTCCGTCAGCGAGAAGCCAAGAGCAATGGTTTCATGGTTATAGCGAGCAGTCCATGCCTCTTGCCCGTTGTCATAAGCGATGGCAGAACCTTCGTTTTTGACAGGAGCGGCTGAGAAGCCAGACAGTTTGGTTTCTTCTTCGAAGGAACGCTCAGAGGTCTCGGTTTCGAAAATCTCTTTATGCTCTTCGCCGTAACGAGCATACTCAAGACCGAACAATGCGTTCAATCCCGGGAGGAGTTCCTTCAGTAGTTGTGCACGAGAAATAGCCATTTAATATGCTCCTTATACGCCAGTGGCGTTGTAATACCGGTGCACACCAAAGTTCCACTTCACGATTACTTCCGTGTAAGAACCGGGATAACCAGCGATTGCTGTCTCAGGAACAACATCGATAATACGAACAGGCAGGGTCGTCGTGGTATTAGTAGCATCATTGATGGCTACAGCCGAGTTACCTGTGGTCGTAGAACCAGAGTTTTGAACCAAAGCAGCGTTACGGTTGACATCAGTACGGTTTAAGAAACTGATGGTTGTGGTGCCAGTGTCACACACTGCGGCTTTAAACAAAGCGTCCGGATCGTCCTGCACGTATGCAGACATCGTGGAGTTTGTTAAGCCACCGGGGTAAGACTGACGGAAGGTCAGACCAAGTGTCGGATCGACATAGGTGCAACCAAGGAAAACACCAACTACAGAGCCAGAGTCCGTGGTGGTCAGTTTCGTCACATTACCATCGGAGTTCAGGTTAACGACATCGCCAAAGAAAATAGCGGTTGTCTCACCGGAACCGATGGGGATTTGACGAGTAGCACCAGCAAACACCTGACCGCCGATCAAATTGATCGGAATAAGCCCGTAAGGGCCTGATACGGTGGGATATGCCATTTTTAAACCTCGTTAAAAAGTTATTTACCTTTACCGAACGACGTTTTAGAAGAACGCTCTTTAAAGAGCGGCATCCTCGGGTCATTCTCTCTCATGAACGTGTTATCTACGGCTTCCATATTGTCCTTTGTGGCCTTGGCGTAATAAGCCTTACGCTGTTCCATAAACTCAACAGGGATTTTGCAGAGTAACAGTCCGGCAACCTCAATATTGTCCTTAAAGCGACTATTGGGGTCAGTTAACATCTGGAACTTAGGTTGCTCTTCAATCCGAACAGGTTCCCACCCTTCACGCATCTTCGAAGATGTGTTCTTGGGGTCGGCCTGCCCTTGTGAGGCAACTCGAATCCAACGGTAGGCGTATCCCGGCTGTTTATCCGGCTCCGGTAATGCTGAAGCGGGTGCCCAAGCCTTGGGGCGTTCTACGGTTGATCGATCTTCAAGTTCGCGTGCAAGTCTGTTTTCTGCCATGTTAGTTCTCCTGTGTCTTCGCAAATTCCCGGGCATACTGCTCGGGGGTTAAACCTAATTTCTTAGCAATCATTAACTGCGATTGCTTAAGCACGATCTTTTTGGAGGATGTGCTACGCGATGCCGGAGCAACTACTGTGGCAGGTCTATCGGTGCGCGTAACGGGCTTGCCGCCCCCGTTAGTCGTTTTAATCTCGTCCCCGAAATTCTCGGGAAATTTGTCACGTATTGTTTTGTCAATACGTTGGTAATACTCGTCAGTCGTTGCATACGCCTGACCATGTTGGGCGACCAAGTCCTCATGTAACCCTAGTGCCAGACTTGTCATCAACCTATCTCTACCAAACCAAGGATTTCGCTCTTGCCACGAACTCGCTTTTGGATCTGGTTTAGGGACAGATATTTGCTCTTGGGGACTATTTACAGCAATTTCTTTGTTTTGTAAAGAGGGTTTGTAATTTTTTATCTGCTGGAGCTTATAGTTGACAGCAGCTAACTGCTCCTGCGCATCCACTACTTTGTCAGAATCTCCAGATTCGTAAGCCTCTTTATAGGCACGTTTAGCCATCTCCATCTCAAGTTCAGCGGCACTTTTTGCCGTGTCTATGAAGGATTTCTCCCCCTCAGACAGCCTTGATTTCAGACGTTTATTCTCTTCAATCGCTTGCTGGGCAAGGCTAATAGCTTCTTGCTGCTCGCGGAAAGCGGCTTCCTTGGCTCGACGCTCATCGTGCCAAACCTTTTTCATCTGCTTTAAGCGAGTCTTTACTTTGTCAGAATATTCTTCTAACTCGTCTGCCTCTAATTCTTGAACTATCTCCTGCGGAAGCGGTGTTCTACCTCGGTCTTCCTCCGGCGTATCGTCCTCAATCTCTATATCAACTTCGGGTTTTCCCTTAGCTACTACTTCATTTTCTACGGGTTTACCCTGATCTTCGCCTTCTATTTCAAACTCAAACTCAGGCTTGCCTTCTGCTTCTTTTGGTAATGGCATGTCTTACTCCTATTTGCGGCTGATTCCACGGGGGTCTTCAACTACTCCCTCGACAGAATCATCGTTGATGATGCGGAATTCACGACCATGAATCTTTAGCCGTGTACCTGCGTGGGGGCGCACGAGAATAAAGTCCCCTTCCTTACACCAAGGCCCAGACGGGAACCTTGAGGCATCCTTATAGCAATCCGGCCCCATCTTCACGACAAAAAGGACTGTAGTTAGCAGTTCTTCGTGCTGAAGAGTTAGGTCAGATTTAAGAATCCCGCTTTCATACTGCTCTTCGATGTTAGGAATTCCACACAAAATGCGGTATCCCGAGGGATCCGGTAACTGCTTGGCTTTGCGTTCGTCCGTGTCTGGCAGAGTACTTACTTCACCTTCTTCTGTAGCGATGGCAAGTTCAGTCATCGTCTTTTTCCATCCTTTCTTTTGTTTCAATAAGAATATTGTTTGCGATCAGCAAGCCACGGTAAATGCCACAGGCGTATTGATACGCCCCAAAATCTTTGGCCTTACCTAAAATAGCATCCTGTTCGATTACTTTCATTTCCTCTCGTATCTTGTCTGAAAGATACTTGAGAATGTCATTACTCATTTACTCTCCTTTTTGGGGGATTGTGGCTTCATTATCTGAGCTATCTGAACACCAAGTTTGGCTTCTTCTAGATCATTTCGGTTAGCCTGTAACCGTTCTTCTCTGGCAACTTCAATGCCAAGCTTTGTTCCCTCAAGATCATTCTTGGCCGCAATTTGTGCTTGCGCCTGACGTTCCTGAGAAGAAATTCTTTGCTTCTCAAGTTCAAGTTGTGCCGCTTTGAGTTGGGCATCCGTTTGGTCTTTGGTGGCCTTACGTTGTAAATCTTGCCCTTTGAGTTGAAGCTCTTGCATCTGCATCTGGATGATGGGGTCTTGCGCTTGTTGCTGTGCCTGCTGTTGTGCAGCGGCGGCTTGGTTCTGTTGGAGCAACTGTTGAGATGCTTGGGCTACCAACCGAGATAATGCAAACTCGATGTCCTCTGGAATCGGCTTATCCTCATCCTCAAACGTTGGTATCGGCGCTCCAACCTGTTGCTCAATTTGATTGCGATACATGTATCCAAAGTGTTCAGCAATGTGAGCTTGTAGTGCCCCCATCATCTGTTGCGCCATTGGATTTTGACCAATCATCTGTGCAGTCATTGGATCCTGCATAAATGTCTGGTGGGTTGTAATATGGGCTTGGTGATCTTGATAAGAGAAAGCCTTGAGTGGCTTACCTTTGAGCACATCCATATTTTCTGAGACTGGGTCTCTGGGTTTTTGATCATCTTGCATTGGTACTAGCTTAGCTGCGTTCTTAATCCCTAACACCTCAAGCATTTGCCGGTGTAGATAGGGTAAGTCATATAACTGAGGAGCCTGCTGGGCCAACTGCATAACTGCCTGATACTGAACAACCTTCTGCGACATGGTTGCCGCGTTGGGGTCGCTAACTGGTATCACATCTACGTCGTCGTAGTCTGACTGCTTAGCCCGTGGTGGGCCTTCTACCGGCTCGTATGAATACTCTTCTGGGGTGTAGTCACGAATTATGGTCTTTAAGAGTTTAAACTCTTGCTTCATCGCATAGTGGATGCGTGCCTGAACAGCACTCATCACTTTTAGCGTCCGCTCTAATATAGCCAGCGTCGTACCAACAGGAGATTGAGCACTCATGTCGGATACCTTCAGATCCGCTGCACTAGCGAACCTACGACCTTCTTCAACAATGGTGCCCAATAGGGTATACAACACCTGACTCGGCTCCTTATATGGGAGCGTCATAATGTTGTCTTTGATCGTGCCGGAAGCTACATCTACATCACGGAATTCCGCCGGAGCGATTGGCGTGTCATCGCCCTTAACCCGAAGACCTTTTGTTTTGAATCCTCCGGGGAGATTCGAGAGAGTACCAGCGTCAACAAGTTGGCGAATAAGAGAAGTGCCAGACTTAGCAAAAGCGCCAATAAGATGGATAAGACCAAAAGCATAGAAACCAAATCCCGGGATGTATGAATAATGGACAAAATGATTGCGCTTTTGTTTAAGATCATCGTCTGGGTTCCAATTTCGGCGGATGGCTAGAACTGTCTGTGTACCTTTTTCGATAGTAACGACGTAAGGCAGCGCAATACCCGTCGGCTCCCCATCCTCGTCTTTGTCCTCGTAGCCGGGAAGATCCATGTCAACGTGCATCTCAAGGATCTTGTACCGATCATCGGATGAGGCACGAAAGCCCATCTTCTCAGCGATCTTCTTTTCCACCTCATCGAATGAATCAACTGGATCACCAAGTTCTACGTCACGATAAAAGCCTGCTACTTGTAGCCTACGCAGTTCGTTTTCTGTTTTGCGCATCACATGCGTAACACGCTGAGAAGTCTGAATATTTGACGCCCCATACGGCACGACAACGTCTTCTGCTGGCACAAATAGCGACACCTGACGCTCAAGCGATGGGTCGTAGTAGACCTTCTTGAACGCATTACCAGCTAACCCCAAGCCCCATAGCATGCGCTCATGCTCAGGCCGGTACTCCACCATGACTTCAGTTAACTGATAGTTCATGTCGTCTTTGACACGAATGGCTGCTTCTTTTTTCTCTGGTGTCTCTTTGCCGATAATCTGAGTCTTGACTGGGCCTCCCGAGGGGAAGGTTTCCATGATGGTCTCGGCTTGGAACTTAACTAGCGCCTCACTTAATAGTGGGTGGTAGACACCACACGCACCCGGCCAAGGCTCTGTGCGCTCTTCAATCTTTAAGCCCAACAACTCTAGACCATCTACATAAGTCTGCATCCAGTCTTTGCGGCTAGATAAGTCTTCTTCAAACTCGCCAAGTAAGTCTCCGCATAACTCGGTCAACTCATCGTCTTCCATCTCTTCAGCAAGGTTGGCGTTGAAGTCATCTTCAGCTTCTTCCGCTTCAATCTCTAGTATGGGTTGTCCATCGATGCCAATACGCACGGCTTCGGGGTCTTCGATCTCTATCTCAAGAGCAGGCTCATCCATCATCTCTTCAAGATCTAACCCTAGCGGGGCCTGTCCTAGTGCTTTATCAATTGCCATATTCTGTCCTTAGTAATAGCCCTCAAAGTGCCTTTTAAACTGCGGAATTTCTTCAGGCTCATCTAAATTAGTACGAATGTATCCGCCCTTGCGGAATCTCATCAACGCAAGAGATACAGAGTCAACGTAGTCATCATGCTCGCCAGACGGAAAAGATGCAACTTCATCAATTACTTCTTCCGCCCACTGGGTGTTCGGTGCCCACACTCTACCACTAGCAAATAGGTCTGATACCGCGTTCAAACGACTAATCTTGTCGTTCCCCCTGCTCGGCGTGAACTCCTGCACGGGTATCCCCATAGCCCGCATCTCATAAATTAAGGGCGAACCAGAAGCCTTTTTCTCTATGATCACGCTGTCTGGATCCCACTCTTTATATTGGTCAATAGCTTCTTGTTTTAGCCTTGGGAACTCCATCCGATCCCTAAAGGCGTTCAAAAGTATGATGTTTGCCTGCATTAGCCCCGTGTCGTCGGGCTGATAGAACACCCCCCAAGTCGTCAGGGCGCTGTAGTCGGAGCGTTGGCTCTTCTCAAAGGCCGTATCCCATGCCATCAAGGTAAATTCGCAGCTTGGTGGGTCATCTTTCTCCCAAACCTGCCACCATTCACGCTTAACTATGGCTGAACTCTCTGAAACGGGGTTCTGCTGGTACTGTGCCTGCCATTTACTGTTGGGAAGTTCCTCTTTTAGGGCAGAAAGTTCTTTTAAAGACCAAAATTCAGGCCATAAAGGCTTACCGCTGGGCAAAAGGGCCGGAAACTCAATGACTTCCCACTCTTCCCCGCCCCTTTGAGCCGCGCTTTTGAGCACTTGGCCCGTCAAATCGCGCTTTGACCACCTCGTCATCACTATAACGATGCTTCCACCCGGCTGTAGACGCTGCCGTGGGCCTGATGTGTACCACTCGTAGGTCTTATCGTAGATATCTGGGTTTACTTCCGCCAGCGCCGCCTCTTGTTCTGAGTGCGGGTCGTCAATAATGAGGAGATCCGCGCCTTTACCCGTGACAGCACCCCCCACACCGATAGCAAAATAGTCTCCACCAGCGTTAGTCGCCCACCTGCCAGCAGCTTTAGAGTCCGCCTGTAGGCCAACTCCCGGAAATACCGTTGTATAGACGTCTTGATCGACAAGATTTCGTACCTTTCTACCAAACCCAACGGCTAGTTCGGCTGTGTGGCTGGTCTGGATCACCTTTTTGCCCGGATAATTGCCCAAAAACCATGCCGGAAGCAGGTATGACGCGAACTCGGACTTAGTGTGCCGGGGTGGCATGTTAATAATTAGCCGCTTTAGCTCTCCTCTAGCCACCCTCTCAAAGGCACGAGCCATCCGCTTGTGGTGCGCCCCCTCAATAAAGTGGGGCCAGACCTTTTTCACAAAATGCATGAAGTTAGTGGCGGCATCCTCGCGGTCTTTTACGACCTCTAGTTTGTCTAGATCCTCCAAAAGGCGTCGCAGATCCGCCTCGGGTATAGAACCAAGGTTGTTTAGGAGGGATTTGACTTCATTCGGGCTTATCTGCACCGCCGCCCCCGTCTACCTCATGCGCCTCAACCTCAATTAACCCTAACTCTTCTTCGGCACTTGGCCTAGCGTCTTCAACGTCCTGTGTATTGGATAGCAAAAGCCGCTTCAGTTTGTCCTCGATAGCCTTGCGAAGGTCGCTAGATGTCTTGTGAGTGATAGTTATTTCTGATTTTTCAGTAAATGCACCGATGTCCGACATCTTCCCAATAAGCTCTAAGGCTCGCAGTTCATGTTTAGTATCCCCGCAAGCAGAAATATCTAGAAGTTTATTCAGTATGTAGGTTCTGGCTTGGGCGGCATCAGCCACAATGGCCTTGTCATACTCGCTTAGCAGCGCCGAGAGCCTTACTGCAACTGGACTTTCATATAGCTGTGGTGGATTGTTCTGAGTTTTCTTGGTTGTATCGACAGATCGGAACAATGCCTGTGCCTTCTTCTCGTCCTCCTCCGTCATTTCAAACGGCATACCGAGTTCAGACAGTAAAGCGGCGGTTGAAGCGGCAACTCTAGCGTTCTCCGAAAACGAAGAAGCTACCTGATCATCATAGGAATCAGGCAAAGGGTGGGCGCTATCTGGCGTAATAGATAGTGTCATGGAGGAAACGAGGCTCCAAAAAAGTATAGGGGGTGCGTTTCATTGGCGCCGAGTATAGCACCAATTTTAAAAAGTGCAAGGGGTGTGGGGGACTTTGAAAACCCCCATCGTCAAAAAAGGGCGCCCCCACGAAAAAATTATATACCCCCCGGGGGGATAGGATCCAAAAAGACAAGGGGGGTGTTTAACTAGAGAACTTAATCCCCTTAGCGGTAAAATTTGCCTAGGGGGTGGGGTAATTCTATTTATGTGATATTGACAGTGCAGAATAATGTGTATGTGGCGGTCTAGTAACATCTGCGTATATTTGGGGGGTCGGGGCTGGGTGGGGTCGCTGGGCGCCTCGATGTCCTGTTGGGCGCCTGGACAATAAAAAACCCCGGCGCGTGGCCGGGGCTGCTGCTGGGTGCTGCTGCTTACTCTTCGACGGGCAAAGCGTACTCATCATCCGCATAAGCGTAGTCGGCTGCGCCCGATAGAACATCGAGGGCTGCCTCGAGGGCTGCCTCATCTGTACACTTGTTGGCTGCCTCTCTTACTTGGCTGCGTAATGCTTTCAAGGCCTCCATCCGTTCTTTGGTTTCCTCGCTGGTCTTTTCCTTGAGTACTGTCTCGAGATCCTTTACTGCCTTCTTCAGATCCTTGTTGGTCGGGTTCTTGGCGAGGGCTGAGTACTTCGACTCGATCTGCTGCCGTACTTGGTCGGGGCTGCTGCTGGCGTGCGCTGCCAAGAGGTCTGCCTTCTTCTGCGCCCGTTCTGCTGCTCGCTGCTGGGACAATGGGTTCTCGGATTCGGGTTTGATGATCTCGATCTCGAACATATCCTCGAGATCCCCCTTGAATCGAGACCAAGCTTTATCGACGGCTGCGCTAGTCTTGCCGGGGTTTGCGCCCATCCAGCCTTCTTTCCAATCAAGCTGCGCCGTCTCGAATTGCAGCCGGGTTACCTTGTCCCCTAACATCCGGGCATAGTTGGTCAAGGTCTCGACAGCTAGGCTGTCTTTGCGTGCCCAAGCTGCGCCAGCGTTCTTGGCTGCTGCGTGCTGCTCAGGCGATAGCGCATCGATGGCTGCTGCGATGGTGTTCATCTGTGGTGCGTTCATCTGTACTGCTCCTCTTGGTTGTGGCCGGGATGGCCGGGACACTCAGACCCCTTGTCCGACTGTCCTGTGGACATTGTACCATTTCCCTATGATGCTAGGACAATCTGACAATGTCCCCCAGCTATACCCCACCGAGGGGCTGGGAACGGTCATACCAACGCGGGAGCACAAAAACCCCGAATTGCTTCGGGGTCGGCTTTGTTACTGGGTCACAAAACTAACTTCGTTGTCCTGACTGAGCATCTCAACCACTAGGTCTAGCCTCGTGATGTCTGAGCACTCTCTGACCGCTTTAATGACCTCGTCACGCTTTGCCTTTAACTCGGCTTTGGATTCGGCCTCGGTGTCTTTGGTACGAGCCTTCAAAACCGTTTTTAGTTCTTTCAGGATCGCGTCACTTCCCAACGGGTTTTTAGCCTGACGCTCGTATGCCTGACTGACTAGTTGATGCAATTGGTCGGTGCTCGTGTCCTCGTAGCGTTTGATCGTGTCGGCTAGTTTGGTTGCGCGCTCCTCGGCTTTCTTAGTCGCGGCTTTGCTAGTTGCCTTCGGGATTGGTATTCCATAGGTGTCTACCAAACGAGTCTTAAATCTCCCGAATGCTTTATACGCGGCGTCACCCTTTGCCTTTGGTTTAACCTCTGTGTATCCGTTTATCCAAGCTAGTCGCTCGGTTTCCCATACCTGATAGGTTGGCTCGGTTCCTACGGCTTCTGCGAACAATTGAAAAGACTCTGACGCATTGACCTCTGACTGAGCAAATAACCTACCGGCATCAATTGACCGCGTTGGGGTTAGTGCTTGTGCTACAACTGTTTTTTCGTTTTGCATAATTTCCTCGTTGGTTAGTTAGGACACGCTGACCCCATGTCAGGTAGTCCACTTATAACTATACTCTTACTAGGATCATATGCAAATTAACTTGTTGCCCCTAGGAACGGTCATACCAACGCGGGAGCGAAATTTTGTATTGTTCGAATCGTACATAATGTTCTAGGTAATTGTTCCGTTGCAAGTCATTGATTTTTCAGCAATGTTCTAATGTTCGGACTTTTTGGCACATAAGAGGCGCCAAAATAAAATAAATCCTGAGAGAACGAGGCTCCCCGCAAGTGTTTACCAAGCATATACGCAGGGGGTCGCGCGTAGGCTTAATCTCTCTTCTCTTTTTTAGAACATTCAGAACATTACAGCAATTTCGGTACAATGGCGTCCACAAGCCATTCTTTTGTTCGAATTTCTCCCTCTCTCCAAGAACATTGCAACCCCCATTCGTACATTACCCACAATACTCCACGAACAATCAATGACTTACAGCCGACACAGCACCTTGCAGACTGTTTCCTAACTTGACTTTGTAAACTACCTATGCTATAATATGAGAGTGGGAATTCGCCTATTTTGCATTGTTCTAGTTTCAAATGTTCTAAGAACATTGCACCCACAAAACCCGAACATTCTGACACTTTGTCAGTTTGTCGTAATTACTAACCAACCAAGAGGACTTACTACTATGCGTACCGACACCAAAACCGATCAACTTATCAGCCTGTACAACCAAGGCATGATCTACAACCTGCGCAACCTGCCCGAAGGTGAGCATCATGTATTCGTCAACCCCCGTCTGACCCTGCGCCACAAAGATGCCAAGGACTTCAAATCCCAACCCTTTTTCATCCGCGCCACACAGACGATGTTTGCTACCAACACCACACCAATCGACGCCATCGAGCAAGCCCTCTATCAGCACCCCCTGCTCGTGTACTACACACTCGGCAAGCGCAAGTTCCACTACAACACCTTGCTTGCCTCAGCACTTCAAACCGGCAATGTATTTGTCGTATAAGTCTAGGGAGACCAACATGAGACGAGTAATCAAAAACGGCTACTGCCGAATCTGCAACGAGAACGGCATCGGCAAAAAGCGTGCTGCCTACGGGCATCTCATCTGCAAGCCATGCGGTGAGGTCAAAGCCAAGACCGACAGGAAGTCGTGGTGCGTGCTCACACTACACAAGCAGGGGCCGATGTTCTTCACTCCTGAGTACGCTAGGGAAGCAGCCGTAGGCGCTAACAATAAGGGGGGTATTGTTCGATGACTAAGCATTGGAACGACGAGTTGATGGAGTTGGAAGCCCGCGACAACCTGTGGTGGGAGATTGACTGGTCTGAAAAGGTACGGGAGATCAAACGGCTTGAAAAGATGCTAGAGAGCAAGGACAAAGAGATTGGCAGTCTGCGGTTCGACATCGCCGTACTCAAAGCCGAACTCAACGCAGCAAGAGGGGGGCAAAATGGCTGAGATTGCAGAGGTTCTGCGTGCCTTAAACGGGGCGCTTGGTCTAATCTGCATAGCGTTCTGTGTGTACTTTTTGGCGTGCATCATATCGGGGGGAGATGACAAATGAAAGGACTGTTTAAGCGCACCTATATGTGTGGCATAGGCGGTATGAAGTGCCCATGTTGCGGTAAGCGCAAGGATCCAAGAGCACGACGGCTATACCATCGGCAAGCCAAACGCCGGTTAGCCGAGCACATTAAACAAGTGGAGAAATCAGATGAAAACTAATTGGTGGATTGAGTCAGGCATGGCTGCTCAGGCTGCTCAAGAGTTAGTGTGGTTCGTAGTAATAGTGTTTGTTGGTATCGGTGTAGTAATTTGGCTAGACATGAGAAAGGATAAATAACATGACTTGGGGAAGAACTAGTTTGCCGGACAATCTGCCGAAGTTAGAGAACTATGCGGATGCTCTGTATCGGTATAGCAATACCGAGCCTCTGCGTGCGGGGAAGGACAAGGGGCTTGTGCCGTTGGGTTGGAACCGGCGGTACAAGCGTAGTCAGATACTCAAGGTCGAGACTCTGCAGGGCAACGCCATTTTCTGCAGATTCCATAGAACCGATGTCGTTAAGTTTTACGAGAACGGCATGGTGGAGTTTGGGGTTGGTGGATGGGACTCGCCCACAACGCTTATGTTTTTACAGGGTGTTTTTGGTATGGCTAAGTTTGCTAGGTACAAGGGCAAGATTTACTACAAGCAATTAAGCACCGGCAAATTCTTTCTTATTGGCAAAAATGGTCTGCGGATTGACGAGACCGGCACGCCCCTAGACCCGACACCCGAGGTCGCTAAGGTATTGAACCGAGCAAGGTGGAAGGATCTTTTGCAGAAACTTAAGCCGTTCTCCACATACGCATCTGACATGTCAAAACTTCTAGAGCCTAAATCAGGGCATGAATTATCGGGAGAGTTTGATGCCTTGGTGCGAACCTATGGAGAAGAGTATTGGCGCGGGCTTCTACCTACTCAACTTAAACCGCATAGTAGATTGGGGATTCCGTACTTGCCTATTTCTGCAAGGGAGATCCGATACAACCGAAACAACATCGCGCAGTCGCGGGCTGAGTTTATCAACCGAGTCTTGGAAGCATCACAGACAAACGATGCCGAGAAGATGTATCCGCTTCTTTTTACATTGCAAGCGAGTGCGTCAGAGCAACGGTGGACAGGCAACGGCTATGTGTCCGAGTGTAACCCTGCCCGAGTTAGGAAGTATTTGATGGAGTTATTGAAGTTTGAGTTTTGTGAAGGTCTATTTGATAGTGTTGTTCAACCATTGGGAGAATTCGTAGCCGATAGTAATGCAAAGTATTTTATTAACCCAAGGACAACCTGACATCTTGTCAGAGTGTCGCAATCAAATCATTTAAATCAAGAGGAAATTATTATGGAAATTCGTATGACATCAGAAGTATCTCTAGCAGAAGCCGAGGACTCTATCATTGCTTTTGGCAACGAGAATGCGGTGCATTTGGTAGGTGAGCCTGGAGTTGGCAAGACCGCGATGTTCGAGCGTATCGTAGAGCGCACCGGCTACAAGGGTGTGTACATGGATGTGCCGAATCTAGAGTTGGGCGAGATTGGCATACCGATGCCGAACCATGAGACTAAGACAACAAGCCTGTATCCCAACGACGCGTGGGGGTTCCACAAGTCTGAGCCTATGGTGATCTTCTTAGACGAGTTTACTAAACCATCTAGCCAAGCGGTGCAGAACACCTTGCATCCCTTGCTCAACGAGAGGCGGATCGCTAACTTTAAACTGCATCCCGATACCATCGTGATAACGGCGGGCAACAACTCAAGCGACGGGGTGGGCGATAACCTGAAAGCGCACTCACTAAACCGCATTACTGTGATGCCGGTGCGCAAGCCGACTGCAGAGGAATGGTTGGAGTGGGGTAGTCAGGGTGGGATTGCTCCCGAGATGTTGGCGTGGGTCAAGGCTTATCCGCATGCTATGGCATCCTACCTAGATCCATCACAGGCTGACAATCCATACATCTTCAATCCTAAGTTCCCGAAACGGTCATTCTTCTCGCCACGCTCAGGGCATCGTGCGTCAAACATCATCAAGAAACGCGACAAGATTTCCAAGAACGCATTGATTGTTGGCTTAGTTGGCACAATTGGTGAATCTGCAGCGAGAGATCTGACCGCGTATGTTGATGTTGCTGATAGTCTACCAACATGGGAACAAGTGATGAACGATCCTGCCAATGCACAAGTGCCGACTTCTCCTGCTGCCCTATGCATCATGGCTTACGGCGCAATTCAACGCATTGACCGAGCCAACATCAGCAAGTGGTTCACTTACTTGAAGCGCACGCCGACTGAGTTGCAGAGTGTGTTCTGCTTGTCTGCTACTAAGCACAACGAGAAGAAGCAAGTGCTTATGACGAGTGGCGCATTTGTCGATTGGATGCGTGAGCATCAGTACTTGTTCTAATTATGGCTATCGAGTATGTGCTATATCGTGGAGATGTGTGGGCTTTGCACAGGCAAGATCACTTTGGTGACGACACTATGTGGCTTGTGAGCGCAATCAATACCGACGCAATACATAATTGTTGGGTTTATGCTAGAGACTGCACACTTCTCGATCCCGCATTAAATGTTTTATTTGAAAGGAAGAAAAATGGTTGAAATTACTACGCTGTTTGCAACGCTATCGATGTTCTTAGCGTGGCGTCTGTATGTTGTTAGCAAGAGGTTTGACATGGCAGAAACTATGCTACGAGGAATCGTATCAGGAAGAGTTGTAATAACCCGCACCGAAGATGGTGTAGAAATGGAGTTGAAAGATAATGGCTAAACTAACTGCAGAGCAACGCATTGAGCGCACTCATGTGCAATTGATGCGGGAGAAAAACTTCTGCCTATTCTCAGGCGTGTTTATGATTGGCAAGGTAACCATCTCTGACAAGGTGGCTACTGCACGCACAGATGGGCGCAATGTCGAGTATGGTCGTGCATTTGTGGATAGGATAAACGACAAACAGTTGGCTTTCCTAGTAACCCATGAAGCCATGCACAAAGCATATCGGCACATGATGGTTTGGAAGAACATTGCCAAAGAGAACGCACGCTTGGCAAACATGGCGATGGACTATGTGATTAACTTACAGATCCAAGACTATGACCCACAACGCATTACAGTCGAGATGCCTCAAGACGAGTTAGGTAATCCCCTTGGTCTTATCGACGAGAAGTATCGTGGTATGGATACCATGCAAGTCTACCAAATGCTTAAGAAGGAATGTGGTGATGGTAAAGGTAGAGGTGATGGTAAAGGTAGAGGTGATGGTAAAGGTAAAGGTGGTGGACAACCTGACAATTCGTCAGATGGTCAAGGTGGTGACTCCCAAGAGTTTGACGAGCATGATTGGGAAGGCGCATCTGATATGTCTGAAGAAGAAGAGCAAGAACTTGGTAAAGAGATTGACCATGCCTTGCGTGAGGGTGCGATCCTCGCCGGTAAGATGAAAGGCAATGTGCCAAGAGGTATCGAAGAACTACTGCATCCCAAGGTAGATTGGAAAGAAGCCCTGCGTGATTTTGTAAAAGCGCATACCAAAGGCTTGGATGAATCGACATGGCGCAGACCAAATCGTAGGTATCTTGGTGTAGACATCATCATGCCATCAACGATTGGGTTCAAAGCCGAGCGCATATCTATCGGGACTGACACATCGGGTTCGATTGGTGGAGAGATCCTTGGTAGGTTTCTAGGCGAAGCAAAACTTATCTGCGACGATGTTGAGCCTGAGATCATCGACATGATGTATTGGGACACCCATGTGGCACGACACGAGATCTATGCGGGTTCGGAAGTCAGCAACTTTGTCAACTCAACTAAACCTGCGGGGGGTGGTGGAACAGACCCAGACTGTGTTCCCCGTTTCCTATTGAAGAAGGGAATCAAGCCACAATGCATCGTGATGTTGACTGACGGAGTGTTCTTTGGTCACGAGACTACGAAGTGGGAAGAACTTGGTGTGCCTGTGTTGTGGTGTGTGGTAGGCAACAATGAGTTTAAGCCCAAGGTCGGGCAAGCCGTTTGTGTTGAATAAGGAGAGTGATATGAAACTAGGAAGCCTGAAGTACAACACTAAGACAGAAGAGGGAGAAGTAAAAATAGATTGGATTCAAATGCCCGAAGATGTTGTTGGGCTAGATCTATTGTCTGATTGGATTGCAGACTTAACGAAGATATACAACCGAGAATTAAATAATGTTTTTTCCAAGAAAGGAAAGTGAAATGACCTACGCACCTTTTAACCTAAGCACAAGCGCCATGCTTGTAGAACTAAACATCAGCAATTGGACTGCTAGGAAACTAGACAAAAAGGTTTCCGAGGAAGTCGATGCAAGCAAGGCAACCAAGACCCGCGCAGGGAACTACCACAAGAACTTACTTGCCGGTAGCCAAGCCCTTGATGCGGTGATTAAGTACACCAACAATGCACGCCTGTGGCATCACAAGCAGACGCTACCTTGGAGCGATTCGGGTTCGCGCATCATCACGATGGAGAACTTCTTGGACTACAAGGCGCAACTAAGCGAGTGCGAAAATAATTACAACCGCTTGGTTAACAATTTCCTAGTAGCCTACCCAACGCTAATTAGTGCAGCAGCGTTCCAACTTGGTGATCTGTTTAATAGGAACGAGTATCCCGAACCCGAATTGATTGCCAAAAAGTTTCGGTTTAGTTATCTGTTCTCCCCCCTGCCCAACGCGGGAGACTTCAGGGTAGACATTGGCGAGCAGGCTGCGAAGGAATTGGTAGACCAATACGAAAATACTTTCAACAACCGAGTACAGGATGCGATGAAGGATATATGGGACAGGGTTCACGACTGTCTGACACATATGTCAGATCGTCTCGCTGACACAGAAGATGGGGAGCGCAAAGGCTTTCACAAAACCCTGCTGTCCAATGCATCGGAACTGATTGATCTGATGCAGAAACTCAACATCACTAAAGATCCTAAGTTAGAGGCTGCTCGTAAGGATCTTTCTCAGGCAATCCTTGGGGTAGAGATCGATGAGTTGAAGGAAAGCACCCATGTGCGTAAGCATGTGAAGAGTCAGGTCGATGAGATCTTAGGTAAATTTGATTGGTAACCACAAAGGAATAGGTAACTACTATGATGCATAAAGGTGAGAAATTTAAAAACAACGAGGTTTGTCCTGAGTTGGAAATGCTAGTGCAGCAGTTGTTTTCTGTGATGCCGAATCTAGAGTTTTACGCTACTAACGCTATTAACAAAGGATCAATTGGGGACGCCCGAAAGATCAATGCGTTTGATGTATTTAGCGGGGATCAGAAACTCGGGGTAGTAAGTTGGTCTGAGAGTTACTCTAGGAGCAAGGGGTATTATTTCTCATACAGGATTTACTCTAGGAAGATTAGGAAAGAGCGGGGGGATGCCCATCTGAAAATGACGGGCAGCCTAAAGTCTGCGCTAAAGATTGCGGGGGAGGTATTTGTCAAAGATGCCCCGAATGTCTTGGTAGAAAAGTTTTATGAGGCGATGAGATCAGAGATGAGCGGTCTGATATACCATGCATCAAACGACATAGAGCATCGGTGCAGACCTTTTTTCCAAACAGCGTTTGCCTATACAGTTAGCGTAATACAGGGAAGCCCCGTGCCCATAGATGCAAAACTTTTGCAAGAGGTAACAAGCCCAAGGTTTGAAGAAGCGCAAAACACTTGCCGAATAGCAAAATTGGTAGGTAATGCCTTGTCGTCTCGGGAAGGTGTAATTGTCTATGTTGATAGGGAAGAGAAACTAACCGTGGTGGACTTGCAAACACATACGATTAGTAAGTTGGAGTCTACCTACGATTTGCCCAAGAACTACCAAGAAAAGTTTACTATCTTGAAAGTCATGGAAGACAATCAGCCAATCGAAGGGACAGGCATCAAGTTGAAAGTATCTGTCGATGATATGAAGTTACATCTTTTCTATCTTATCTCAGGAGATGTCATCATCACTCACTAGCAATCTAGTAGTTTAGTCTTATCTAGCAGGACAATCTGACCAAGCGTCAGGTTGTCCTTTTTTATTGGTGTTTTTACCTACCCCCTTGCTTTTGTTTATTCTTTGGTGTAATCTTGCGTTAAGTATCTCCGAAGTGAGATAAGGATCTAATACCAAGAGGATATAGTTATGGGGTTTACACCCGAAGGCAAAGTCAAGGCGCGAATCCGTCGCATCTTGGAAATCAATAAGGTCTATCACTTCATGCCTGCAACGGGCGGTTATGGTCGAAGTGGCGTTCCCGACATCATTGGCTGCTACCGAGGTTACTTCTTTGCTATCGAGTGCAAGACGGGAAGCAAGCGTCCTACCGCATTACAGGAAAAAGAACTCCAACGGATTCGTGACTCCGGCGGTCAGGTCTTTGTCATCAACGAAGAGAATATAAAAGACATCGAGATTTGGCTAAACATGATGACCGTTCCTGAGAAAAGGGTGGGCAGCGATGCGTGATAGGTTCGTTAGCCCACAGGTGCGCATATTGCTTGAGCGCATGGATCTTTATCCCGAAGAGTTTGTGCGCCCGTTTGAGTCACGTCACATAGAAACTAAGTGGAACGATATATTACACGAGGGTCGTTTTAATTGGATTGAACAGTATTTGGTTAAGCGCAAATACGTTAAGTTAAAACGTCAGGCCACGCGAGATGCCATCATGGCTACCATTATGTATGACGAAAAAGAAGATCTTGATGAGTTACCGCGTAGAAGATGGACAATGAAAGCGATACAAGATGCAATGATGAATAACCCACACTTAAAACCTAAAAGAAAATAATGATCATCACAGTAGACTTTGAGACGTACTACGACAGAGAGTTTTCGCTTTCAAAGATGACCACAGAGGAGTATGTGCGTGATGATAACTTTGAAGTTATAGGGGTTGGCGTAAAGGTTGACGATGCCGAAACCGAATGGTTTAGCGGTACGTACTCTGAGACCATGCATTTCTTGGGTAAGTTTAAGTGGGCTGAGGCGTTTGTCTTGGCGCATAACACCATGTTCGATGGCGCGATCCTTACTTGGAAGTTTGGTATCAAACCTATGGCGTGGCTAGACACCTTGTGCATGGCTAGGGCGATTGATAACGAAGTATCAAATAGCCTTGCAAAACTTGCGGATCGTCTCGGGGTAGGCCAAAAGGGCAACGAGGTCATCATGGCTATGGGCAAACGGCGGGTGAACTTTACCCCCGAAGAACTAGCACAGTACGGCAAATATTGCTGCAATGACGTAGACCTTTGCTACAACATCTACAACATCCTGAAGCAGAACTACAAACTTAAAGAACTTAAGTTAATTGATCTAACTTTAAAGATGTTCACCGACCCCGTATTACAGTTGAACCTACCCCTGCTTGAACAGCACTTGGGGGAAGTTAAACACCGCAAAGAAGCACTGATCGAGAAGGCGATGTCTGACCGCGAGACATTGATGAGCAATCAAAAGTTTGCTGAGAAACTAGCAGCCTTGGGTGTGCGCCCCCCGACTAAGATTAGCCTTACCACAGGCAAAGTGGCGTTGGCATTAGCCAAAAGTGACGACGGTTTTAAAGCCCTAGCAGAGCACCCAAACGAAGAAGTGCAGGCGCTAGTGGCTGCTCGACTTGGGGCAAAAAGTACTTTGGAAGAGACAAGGACAGAGCGATTCATTTCGATAGCGAAGCGCGGGAGCCTCCCTGTCCCCCTACGGTATTACGCTGCACACACAGGCAGATGGGGTGGGGACGACAAACTTAATCTTCAGAACTTACCAAGGAAATCAAAACTTAAAGACGCCATGATCCCGCCCGAAGGCTATGTGCTAATCGACGCCGACTCTTCTCAAATTGAGGCGCGGACTGTTGCTTGGTTAGCAGGGCAAACTGATTTAGTAGATGCATTTGAAAACGGCGAAGATGTTTACAGAATCATGGCATCTAGGATTTACCACAGGCCAATTGACAAAATCACCACTGCAGAGCGATTTGTAGGTAAGACAACCATCTTGGGTGCAGGCTATGGCATGGGGTGGAAAAAGTTTCAACTACAGTTAAAGACTTTTGGCGTTGAGATGACTGACTCATTCTGTAAGCAAATTGTTGATACCTATCGTGGGGTATACCCAAGGATACCAAACTTATGGGTGCAGGCCGAAAGATGTTTAGATGCTTTGGCTAGTGAAGATCTCAAGACTTGTGATTTTGGTACGCAACCACAGGCAGTAAGTTTGCTCCCCGGAGTTGGGTTTGATCTACCAAGCGGACTGCCGTTGAAGTACATGAATCTGCGTGCAATCGAAGAGCAGAACCCCAAAAGTGGGGTATGGGAAAAGCACTACATATACAACACCCGCAAGGGCATAACCAAGATTTATGGCGGTAAAGTGGTAGAGAACATTTGCCAAGCCGTAGCCCGTTGCGTGATCGGTGAACAGATGCTACGGATATCTAAGAAATACCGAGTTGTGCTAACAGTACATGACGCAATTGCGTGCGTTGTTAAAAAAGAAGAAGTAGATGAAGCGACAAAATACATTACCGAATGTATGAAGTGGCGACCAAAATGGGCAGAGACCTTGCCTTTATCGTGTGAAATTGGACATGGAGATAGTTATGGTGAATGTTAGGGGTGTGCAAGCATATAACAATGTAGCGTCATTACAGGGTGCAACTATGAAAATAGACACAGCATTAAATTACACGGCACATGAACTGAAAGTAAAAGAGTTATTAAAAGAAATCCACATACAATTACTTGAAAATGACCATGTAGCAGCAGCGTCTACAATCGAGCAAGCAATTGTTGAACTGCGGTTAATGAGGGCGGCTGTTAAAAGCCATATCAAAGAATGAAATACACTTGGTCATACAGCAGCATTTCGCTGTTTCAGCAGTGCCCTCGCAAGTATTATCGGATGCGGATTGTCAAAGATATTGTTGAACCGCCGACCCCACACCTTGACTATGGCTCAGAGGTTCACAAAGCAGCCGAAGATTATGTGTGTGGGGACAAGTCACTAGACCCCAAATACGCTTTCATAAAGCCGACGCTAGATGCGCTCAAGGCGCTTCCCGGTCTTAAGTTGTGTGAGTACGAGATGGGGTTGACCAAAGACTTTGAGCCGGTTGGGTTTAGAGATGAGAATGTGTGGTTTAGAGGTATCGCTGATTTGCTGATTATTGATGGCGATCATGCCCACCTTGTGGACTACAAGACGGGTAAGTCTTCTCAGTATGCTGATACTAAACAGTTAGAACTTCTGGCGCTATTAGTTTTCAAGCACTTCCCCCACGTGCAATCGATAAAAGCAGGGTTGGTATTTGTTGTAGCCCAAGATTTAGTCAAAGCTTCATTTGCAAACGACATACAAGAAACTGCGTGGGGACGTTGGCTACCTGAGATTCAAAGGCTTGAGGCTGCTATGTCAAACGACGTATGGAACGCAAGACCAAACTTTACATGCAAAAAGTTTTGCCACGTAAAAGACTGTGAGCACAATGGAAAAGGACAATGGAGATGACAGCCAAGAAAACCCCCAAAGTTGAAGAGGTTACTTTCCCCTTAAATGATGTACCGTATGAAATGCGTAAATTAGCGTGGCCCTTTAAGACTTCAAAAGAGCATGAACTAATTCTTAAGTGGGCTAGAAAACAAACCAAGATAAGGAGAATTGTGTTTCCATGAGCGCAAATGATGAACAGGTTGGTGGCACACACTATAAAGACAAGTCTATTCAGCCTTGGGACTACATAGCTGCCAACAACATCGGGTATTTTGAGGGCAACATTATTAAGTACGTTTCTCGGTGGCAAAGCAAAGGTGGCGTCGATGACTTGAATAAAGCCGCGCACTACCTAGAAAAGCTGATTGAGTTGCAAAAGGAGCAATAGCATGTCATACGAATTAGACTATAGAGCACAAGGCACTGCTAATCGTAGACTGCTATCTGCAGTTGTGGCTTTAGCAATTCAAGATGCGCAATCAAAACCCCGCAGAATGGGAAGACTGCGCATACCCACAGATGAGGCAATTTCTGCAATCTACTTTTTGTTTCAGCATTCTGATACTTATTTGAGTATTTTAGACATAGATCCTCAGCAGTTTCGTGAAAGATTATTGAAGTTGATGTTTGACATGAATAGAAAGATTGCTCAGTTTGACCCAATTAAGCGCCGAAACTTTAGGTACAACTACGAATGGATGCGACGTAAAGAAAACATATTAGACCTAACCAAGGCTTATGAAGCAGAACTTGAGAAGTTAGATGAGGATGAGGCTGCATGACTACTCAAACTCATACATCCCGGCATCCATCAGGGTTAACGTGGGAAAGATGGGAGTGGCCTTTCAAAACACCACAAGAGAGACAACTTGTAGCAAAGTATTTTGACCGTGTAAAGAAAGCAGTAGATAAAGAAGAAAAGCAAAAAATGTTAAATGACCTAGGGGAGGCTTTGTTATGAAAAAACTAATCGCTACTTTATTGTTTGTCCCGTGCATGGCAAGTGCTGAGTTTATGGATGGCAATGGTCTGTTGTCGAGGATGAACGATTCGGAGGCTATTCCAAAGATGGTTGCCCTTGGTTATGTTCAAGGTGTGGCTGATGTTTACGCTAGGGTAAAGGTATGTGCCCCACAAAATGTAACCGCAGGACAAGCCCGGGATGTGGTCAAGCAGTATTTAGAACTTAATCCCGAAAGAAGGCATTACTCCGCTGATTCCCTTGTGGTTAATGCTCTAGCCCAAGTGTGGCCTTGCGCTAACAATCGTGGTGGTACTAGGCTATGACTGACCGTGAACTAATGGAGAAAAATACATGAGCGATAGATGGATGTGTCAAAACGAAGATGGTACTTATGCGGTGGGTGAAGGCGATGAAGAAATTGCCACGTGCAAGCGCAAAGAAGATGCACTGATACTGCGGGGTGGGTTTATGTTAGATGAACCCGACATAGAGCGTTTGTTTTCCCGCTATGGCGAGCGTATCCGTGAGCGCGCAATTCAGATAACCCGCCATGTTGAAGCGGCCCACTATATAGTTAAGAGGTGAACATGAACAACGAATTAACCAAAGAACAGATATTAATAATGGCTGACGCCGCTGGCATTACCAAAAAACAATCTACATATGGGTGTTCTTGGAATGATCTGCGTAGGTTTGCATCAATGTGTAAAAGGCATGGCATGGTTGAGTTAACCGATAAAGAAGTTCATCAGATACTCGACGATAACCTAGAGGGTGGAAGTCTTGTTGATATATGCAGGGCGATTGAAGCCGCTGTTATAAGGAAAAACACATGACTGACGTATTCAAACTGATCGAAGATCATGGCCTGACCTTGCATGGTGATATCGAACACTTTGCCGAGTTGGTTCGGGCAGACGAACGTGAGGCGTGTGCGAAAGTGTGTGAAGAAGGAACAGAAGAACCACTGTCAGTAACGGCGTTAAAGATATGCCTTAAAGAGCGCAATCGAATTGCAAAAGCAATCCGAGCAAGGGGTGAGAAATGAGTATCTCAGCAATGAAGCAAGCGGTAAAGGCGTTGGAGTTTGCGGCTGGTTTAATCTCTCCGATTACTAAAGGATGTCAGTGCCAAATTTGTTTAGCGCATACCACACTACGGCAAGCCATTGCAGAGGCAGAGAAGCAAAAGCCTGTGGCGATTGGTGGGGAATGGAAGCCCTGCGTGAAGTTACCAATCGTTGTTCATGTACGAGAGCAGCGCAAAGGCGAAACGCATGTGAGTACCCGAGAGGGCATCACGCCAGTAAAAGAAGATGACTTAATTATGCGTGGCGTGGCTGGTGAAGAATACCCGATTGGGCGAGAACTTTTTAACCGCACCTACACCTTTGACACCGCACCTGTACACGCCATCGACATATCGCAAAAACGTGTCGATGAAACGGCAAAACGTAAACATGAGTGGGTTGGGCTAACGGATGAGGAATTGCTAGAACTTGGAAAGAAGTATTACAACGACACAGCGGATTTAATGCTTGCCGCAGAAGCCAAACTAAAGGAGAAGAACAGTGGCAGTTGAAATGACCGAGTTTGAAGAAAAGGTGTGGAAGTATCTACTTTCTCACCCAAAAACTCCTGTTCAAGCCAAGACAATTGCAAAGGCATGGATCGTAAGCGATAACAAAGTAGCCCGTGTTTTGCATAGGTTTGTTGAAAACGGTATTGCTGACATAGTGCGCATCGGATCTAAGAAATTTTATAAGGTGAAAGAATGACCCCCGAACAATACAAAGCCGAGATCGAACGCCTAAAGAAAGAAGTTGAGCACTGGAAACAGGCATATCACAGAGTTAAAGATGAGAACGAGCGGCTGGCCCTTGACTTAGGTATCAAAGATAATCCACAATTTGGGAAACCTTATTAGGAGACTACCATGCCCTACGCAAACAAAGCTGACCGCAACTACAAGCAAGAATACGAAAACTATGATGGCACCGAGATGGTTAAAAAGAAACGTGCCGAGCGCAACCGAGCACGGCGAATCATGGAAAAGGCTGGCAAAGTTAGCAAAGGGGATGGCAAAGATGTGCATCACGTTAAAGCACTGTCTAAGGGTGGCTCACACAAAGATGGCTTAAAAGTTACGTCAGCGGCCAATAATCGTTCGTTTGATCGTGATTCCAAACAGAAGTTAATTTCAGAAGTTAGCCCACGGGAAAAGAAGCGTGCAAATAATAAATGACCGGATACTGCTAGTTAAGACTAAATTTCCTAGCCGTATTACAGAAACAATCAAGAAGAGCAAAGTAGTACAAAAAGAGGGGGAAGTTAGTGAGGTAGCCGTCAACTGGGGGCTATCTGAAGCCCAAGCTTTGCGTAAGTTACGGATTAAAAAAGTACCGTCCCCAATTCAGCGTGACTACGATTGGCCGGGGCTGCATAAGCCGATGGAACATCAAAGCGACACAGCATCGTTCCTAACTTTACACAGACGGGCATTCTGTTTTAACGAGCAAGGCACAGGCAAAACGGCCTCTGCCATATGGGCTTCTGACTACCTGATGAACGCAAAGATCATTCGTCGGGTATTAGTTATCTGTCCCCTATCTATTATGCAATCCGCATGGCAAGCAGACCTATTTAAGTTTGCAATTCACAGGCACGTAGACGTTGCTTATGGAGCCAAGCAAAAAAGAGCCGAAATCATCAACGGCGGGGCAGACTACGTCATTATTAATTTTGATGGGGTAGAGGTTGTAAAAGACGATATTAAAAATGGGAAGTTTGACCTAATTATTATCGACGAGGCAAACGCCTATAAGAGTTCTCGCACTCAGCGCTTTAAGGTAATGAAAGACATTATCCAACCGACCACATGGCTATGGATGATGACCGGCACCCCTGCTGCGCAGTCCCCGCTTGATGCTTACGGACTTGTCAAACTTTGTGTACCCGAGAGAGCGCCGATGACCTTGGGTGGGTTCAGAGATACTGTTATGTATCAACTGACTAGGTTCAAGTGGATACCGAAGCCGAAAGCAAACGAAGTCGTGCATGACCTGTTGCAGCCCGCCATTCGGTATACGAAAGAAGAATGCCTTGACTTGCCGGAAATGCTTTACACATCTCGGTATGTCCCCATGACCCCGCAGCAAGAGAAATACTACCGGCAGCTAAAGAAAGATATGCTTATTGCCGCTGCTGGAGAAGAGGTATCGGCTGTCAACGCCGCCTCAAGCCTGACTAAATTACTACAGATTTCAGGCGGTGCGGTCTACACCGACAACGGTAACGTAATTGAATTCGATGTATCAAACCGTCTCAAGGTAATTCAAGAAGTAGTTGAAGAAGCCTCACATAAGGTATTGATTTTCGTACCTTTTACTCACACTATTAATCTACTAAAAGACTACCTTACCAAACAAGGAATAGAGTCGGAAGTTATTAACGGCTCTGTAAGCGTCAATAAACGTACAGACATCTTCAAGCGCTTTCAGGAAAACCCTAACCCTAAAGTTTTATTAATACAGCCACAAGCCGCTGCACATGGGGTAACATTAACTGCTGCAAACGTTGTTATATGGTATGCCCCAGTGACATCTATTGAGACATACTTGCAGGCTAACTCGCGTGCGCACAGGCAAGGGCAAAAGAATCCTGTAACTGTGGTGCATATCGAAGGCAGTCCCGTAGAAACAAAGTTGTATGCAATGCTGCAAAGCAAATTAGATTTCCACACTAAGATAATTGATTTGTACAAAAAAGAATTAGATACTTGACAAAGTACAGTTTTTAGATACAATAGTAAAAAACAACCAAGAGGACATATATGGATAAGGCCATAGATAAGATCGTCGCCGTTTACATCAAAATTCGTAACGCTAAAGAAGATTTAACACGCGAGTACGATGGTAAAATTGCGACCCTTGATGAGCAGATGCGGACTCTAAAAGAAGAGTTGCTGAAGATATCTAAGGAAACCGGCGTTACAAGTTTTAAAACTGAGAATGGTACAGCCTACCGAACAATTAAGAATCGGTACTGGACTAATGATTGGGAAAGTTTCTATGGCTTCATGCGTGAACATGGTGCTATGGAGTTGTTGGAAAAGCGCATACATCAGACAAATATGCGTGAGTTTTTAGAGGATCGACCCGATGTGCATCCACCGGGATTAAATGTGGATCAAGAGTATGAAATCACCATTAGGAGAAAATAATGAGCAATGTTGCTTTGTTTAATCAAAATCTGCCCGACTACCTTAAAGAAGTTGAACTTGATGACTTAACTAAGTCTTTAGCGGGTAATACGGCACTCAAGCGTATTTCTATTCGCGGCGGTGTATTTCGCATGATGGTCAACGGCGAAGAGATTGCTAAGAATGAAAACCGTGCAATGAATGTAGTCATTGTTAACGGCAATCCGCACGTATCCCGACAGTTTTACTCTGGTGCTTATGTTGCTGGAGAGTCGGTTGCGCCGGACTGCTGGTCAAACGATGGCATTACGCCTGACCCAAGCATTGAGTCTGCGCAAAACAAGACCTGTGATGGGTGCCCTCAAAACATTAAGGGGTCTGGTTCAGGCGATTCTCGTGCTTGTCGTTTCCAACAAAGGCTTGCTGTAGTCCTTGAAAGCGATATAAATGGGGACGTATTCCAACTAACGCTGCCCTCTACTTCAATCTTTGGTCGTGGCGATTTAGATAAAATGCCCTTCCAGCAGTATGCTAAGTATGTAGGGTCGCAGGGCAAGAACATCAACACCCTAGTTACCGAGATGAAGTTTGATTCGGACAGTGCAACTCCTAAGCTAACCTTTAAGCCAGTAAGATTCTTAGAGCGTGAAGAGTGGGCAGCAGCTAAGGAAAAAGGCAACAGCCCTGCTGCTAAGTCTGCGGTCATTCAAACCCCGACTCAAACTGACGGGCCGAAAGCAAAAGCTATAGCAGCACCGGCAAAGAAAGTAGACGCTGCCGATGAAATAGCCGAGCCGACTAAAAAGACAGCCAAGAAAAACATTGAGCCAGCAGCTAAAAAAGAATTTGCTGATGTTCTCAATGAGTGGTCTACCGACGATGAGTAAGCATGGCAGAAACACGCGGCTACTCGTTTCGGCTAATAGAAACTAACAAACGCGCAATCGCAACCCACCCCGGTGTCATGCTGGGGAGGTT